AAGAACCGCTGCTTGTAGGCCGTCATGGTCTTGCCGAGCGTGTTGCCGTAGTCGATCAGGTAAATCTGCGACCACAGATCGAGCAGGCCGTTGGGGCTGGGCGTCCCGGTCAACAGGATCATGTAGTTGGTCTGCGGCAGCGTCTTGCGCAGAGCCTTGAAGCGCTGACTGGAAGGGTTCTTAAAGCTTGACGCCTCATCGATCACCACACAATCGAAAGGCCAAGTTGATCCGTAATGCTTCACCAACCAAGGTATGTTTTCCCGATTGATGACATAGATGTCCGCATCGCGGTGCAAAGCCGACAGGCGTTGCCGCTCAGGGCCTGTGCAAATCGACACGTTCAGGTGGCGCAGATGCTTCCAATGGGCCGCTTCCTGCCGCCAGACGCTATTGGCGACTCGCAGTGGCGCAACAACCAAAGTGCGGCGAATCGCAAAGCTATCAATTAAATCTGACAGTGCGGTTAGCGTGGTGGCGGTTTTGCCAAGGCCCATGTCGAGCCACAGAGCACAGCGTTTGTTATCCTTGATAAAGCGAATGCCCTTACGCTGGTATTCGTGAAGGTCAGATTCCGAGAGCATCGCAAGCACTTTCTACTGAGTCGCACACATGGACTTCGCATCCTTGGTCGCGCAGTCGCTCAATCATTCGCCATTGCAGCTTGGTTGGCTTTGCGCCGGGGGCCTTAAATTCAACAAACACTATGCGTCGCTGACGTATAAAGATGCGATCAGGTACACCTCGCTGGGCCGGCGACACAAACTTGAAGACCAACCACCCGGCCTCTTTAGCTAAGTCGCAAGCTTTCTTTTCAATCTGCCGTTCAAGCATCAACCGTACCCCACTTCGGCGAGCAGCTTACGCGCTTCATTCTCATAGACCTGATAGTCGATGTCATCCGGCACGGCATCAGGCAGAAGCATCAACGGCCTTGTGCCTTGGCTTTTCGGCACCTTGTTGCCGTTCTTGCGATAGGTGATCGACGCATCTGGCGCCACGCTAGTGGCGTAGTAATATCGCACTGCCTTGCCCAAGTACTCATCGCCCCACACGCCGCCACCCGTCACCCGGCGGACGGTCACGAACTTGGTCACATCCCGACAGTCGCGCACTGTCCGCTCGACTGGCGTGCCTTTGGCGATCCGTGCAGCGACAGCCTCATACACAATCGGGCAGTCGGGATTCTTAGCCAAGCTGGGTGGCGCAAAGACACCTTTACCCTTGACGCCACCATCGAGCTTGACGGCCAGATAGTTGTTCACATCGCGGCTGGCGAGACAGCGATAATCCGTGCGCTCAAGCTCAAAGCTGGTGTCAAGCATCCAATCCCAAGCCACGCCTTCCATCGCGGCCTCAAAAGCCTTCTCGCCATACAGGACGATGCCGTCCGTGTTGGCACTAACCACGCGAATGCCAGCGTTCTCCATGCGCTCAATCAGCATGAGCAAAGCCAACTGGCCGGTCAGCGTGGTCTGGATCAGAAGCTCCGGGCTGTAGAGGAAGCTATACTTGCTGCCCAGTTTGCCAAAGGCCCCATTAATCGTAATCTTCAGCGTGTCGGCAGTGACCTTGTCGCCGCTGCGCTTGGCTGCGATCCGCCGATCAACGATGGATTCAAAGACGGTCAGGAAGTCATCGCCAAGGTGCTTGGGTGCAAGCCGTTGCGCCAAGATGATATTGGGGTAGTAGCTGGCAACGTCCCAGTCGGCGAGGAATTGGCCTTTACCGGCCTCAATGAATTGCCGCTTCTCGCAGCTATGCAGCCCGCCAATGCCCATTTGGTATTCAGCCCGACCTATCTCGATGCGTTCAGCCTTGAGCCAATCTGGCATCTCGACTGACCCGTTTGCGGCCAGTTGGAAGTCAGTCTCTAACACCCGCTGATAAACCTCTTGTAGCGCCTTTGAGCCAAAAGAGATCATTCTATGCGGCTGATAACGAAAGCGCATCGACTTCTTGATCGAAGGCTTTGAGACTTCGCATTCCGATATGCGCTCGATCTCTGACCGGATCACGACCTCTGCAATCTGTGCATCGCTTTTGCTGCGAAGGTCTGAACCATATTGCTCTGACATGCGCTCGCGCAGCGCGATCTGGGGCGACAAGTGCCTATACAGCAGTGCCGTAGTCTCTAGGTCATTGATGCAATATTCGCGCAACACCTCGCGCTGCTCCGTAGAGATCAGGGCGTCCGGCTCAATCGGCAAGTCCTGCATCTTGGGGGCATTCAAACGACCGCCGTAAATCTTGAGCGACGCTGAGCCAATCGTCAATTCAATCAGATCGATGTGGTCCCAGTTGCGCGGCACCTTAACCGGCAACTGCCAATGCGCAAGGCCATCCACAATGATCTGATCGGATAATGCCTTGATCTGCGCGCATGTCTGTCCTGCCAGCGCAGCGGCAATGATCGGCAGATCGTAATTCTTTGAGTTGAAGCCGACCGTAGTCTGACCGCTCATAATGCGCTTTATCGCAGCAGTGTCGAGATCGCGGCCATCATACATTTCATATGTGGCTGTCTTGCCGGACCCAACATGTAGCGCCGCAAGCAGAAAATAATTCTTATAGACTTCACAATCGATGATAATCACTGAGGAGTAGCCTCAAAAAATGGCTCCGGTCAGCCCAACCCGACCGGAGCCTAGGGGTATTAAAATTCGAAGTCGTCGCCGCTGACATCGTCGAAGTCATCGGCCTTGACGGATTCGCCGCCACCGCCAAATGCTTCGCCATCCTTAACGAACTGGACGCCGAGCAGGTTCGCGTTGATGCGCTTGCCGTATTCGTTGTTCTGTGCCCAAAGCTCGATAATCGCGTTGACGTAGCAGCCACCATAGATGACGTTATCGTCTTCAGTCAGCGGGCTCTTGTCCTTGTTCAGGACCATCGGGCGCTTCTTGTTCGATGCCTTGAGGCTCAGATGGCCGGCATAGCCTTCGTACTCAGTCTCATCGCCATCGCGCAGGCAAACCTTGTCAGCACCAAGCTTGGCACCCTTCAGGTCTTCAGCAACCTTCTTCTTAATTTCAGCCTGAATAGACGCGATGAGGTCGGCGTGGTCCTTCTTGCTCAACAGGAAGGTGGCCTCATACTTAGTTTCCACCCCGTTGAAAGATGCCTTCTGGAAGACCGAAGGGAACGAGAGGCGGACGTTTGGAAGTTTGATCTTCATTTGCATTTCCTTTGCAGTTTTAGGCTTTAGCACTTAACAGTGCGTGTTAAACGTAGATTATCACATCAGGCAATACAAGCCTAAAAATCGTCTGCTGTGATATTTACTGCCGGTCGCGGATCGTCGGCGCCCGCAATAGTCGGTGCGCCTTCAGGCTTAACCACGATGTCGGCAATTTCGCTTAGGCGGCTGCGACCAAGGATTTTCTCTGCTTGGGCGGGGGAGATTAACTTGCGGTTGTAAGCCTGCTCGCCAAACAACTCTTCAATCTTACCGTCTGCGCCTTCAGTCCACTGACGATTAGCCCTGCCGGCAACCAGCTTAAAACCGGGGACCGGGACGCCGCTTTCAAGTTGCTCCTTCACATAGCCCTCAACTGCGTCAAGCCAGCTAACCACTAGACGCTTGTTGTTCAGCACCCGGCCAAGCTGCTCATTATCGAGACGATTGACCGGCGTTAGCTGCGTCAGGTTGTCGAACTCAGCCATGATGGCTGTCTCGACATGGGCCTTAAGCGCCGCGCAAGTGCTTTGCGCCTTGCAAAACTGGCACTGCTTCTCGCCGGGATTAAACTCCGCGCCCGGTTGGCAGGCCATCTCTGCTCGCTGCTTGGCGTATTCGCCCCACTTCAGCAGCGTGTCGAGATCGATCTCCCAATGCTCCGGAGCTTCCTTGATTCGCGGCTGAACAATTGAGATGCGGATGCGCTTGATGTCAGCAAACGCACGAAACTCAGCATAGGCCCCCAAAGCATAGAGCAGCCCTTGACTGTTTTCGACCGGCGAGACGTTTATGCCCTTGCCGTACTTGAAGTCGATAACGTGAAGCAGATCGCCATAAACTACAATTGCATCGCAGGTGCCAAAGCCTTCCGGCACCCAGTCGCTGAAATCGACCCGCACCTCAATGCCCAGAAAAGCATCACGATGGTCGTGATACCGCACATAGTCTACATACTCTTGCACATAGTCGGCCATCTCCTGCGTGACCTCTGCGCTGGTTTCAGGCAGCACCTTGCCGACCCATTCAGAGGCATCGACCTTTGTCTTAAGGCACATCTCCCCAAGCTCATGTGCAACGGTCCCCTCAAACGCATGGGGGCTGGACTTGTCGGCAATGCCCCGCTCAGCTTCAACCGATGCGGGACAAGCCAGCCAGCGATGTGATCCACTGGCGCTGAGACGAGCGTGAGCCGCCATTAGAGCAGAGCCTCAAGCTTTTTGTTCATCTCAGCATACTTGTCCTGCGGGACATCCTTGATGAGGGAGCATCCGTAGCTATCGAGGATGTCCTTGATCTTCTGCCGGTTCTTTTGGTCAGCCCGGACAGCCTGCATACACAGAGCCTGCATCGACTCGGCAGTAATCGACGTTTCCTTGATAGGCTCTTCTGCCGGTTCGGATGTCTCTTCGACTGGCTCTGGCTGTGTTGTCTGGGGCTTGTTACCCATGACCTCAATCAGCGCATTGAGGGTCTTGATAAGCTCTTCGATCTTTGTTTCTAGCATTCCGTTTTCCTTCTTGCTTTGGTGTTGAACTGCGCTTAACATTAACGACACTTTTCCAACGAGGCAAGAGGGTATGTTGCAAGAAGTAATTGATTGGTTCGGCAGTCAGGCGAACGCGGCAAGGGCCTTGGGCGTTGATCGGGCTGCGGTGAGCGCATGGGTGGCGCGAGGTTGGCTTCCGGCCAAGCGTGCTGTTGAAATTGAAAAGCTTTCAGGCGGCAAATTCAAAGCAATCGAACTTACAAAAATCAAGGATTGAACATGGAATATGAAATCTCGCTTGGCGTCGATTTCGGCACAGTTAGGCGCAAGAAAATCCCTTGGTCAGACATTGCCAAGCGCTTGAGTCGTCATGAGGTGGCTGTCGAAAAGGGCGGTCAATACTTAGTTGGCGGAGCCTTTAGCACTGCGGAACGCAAGGAACAGAACTTATTGTTCCGCTCGTTACTCACGCTCGACATTGACGATGTCGATATGACGATTGACGAGCTTACGTTTCTGCTGGTGACGCGGATCGACTCGGCCTTCGTCGCCTATTCGACGTTCTCGCATCAGCCTAACAAGCCGCGCATTCGCGTCATCATCCCGCTGTCGCGCAATTTGTCACCGGAAGAGTACCGCGAGTTTGCTCGCGATTACGGATCGTCGCTCGACATCCCGCTTGATGGCTGCTCGTTTATCCCCAACCAGTTCATGTACATGCCCACTTGCCCGGACTTGTCTGTGGCTTGGTCCTATGTGCAGGACGGTGAGGCACTAACCGTGCCGGATGAGATTGCAGTCCCCATCAAGGATGAGCCTGACGATCTGGAAGCCGCAATTGCCAACCAGCCGCTCGATCTGAGCGACGATACAGTTGACGCCTACCTTGCGACTTATGAGGCCGATGGCCTTGAATATGACGAATGGTTGCGGGTCGGTGCGGCGCTGCACCATCAGTACCAAGGTGATATTGAAGCCGGCTATGGTCGGTGGATGGCTTGGTCTGAGAAGTCCAGCAAGCATGAGCCCAAGGAGATGGCGAAAAAGTGGAAGTCCTTCGGCAATTCGACGCGAGTCGTGACGTTTGCCTCAGTGATTCACATGACCAAGCGGATGACTGGTGGCGATATTGTCGAGGTCCGCAGCAAGGTCGAAAACAAGGCGTTTGAGAAGCTGGCCGAGGACGCGGCTGGGGTCGAGGACATGGAAAGCTACGATGCCTTTAAAAAGCGCATCCAACGCATGAGCCTCGCCGTCCTACCGCTTGACAAGCGCTCGCTCCTTGCCGCCGAGGTCTATGATGCTTGGGGTAAGGAGCGCGGCCTGACCAAGACAGACATTAAAAGCCAGTTGAAGCCGATCAAGGGGACAGCGTCTGTCGAAAAAGCTGATGTGCCGGATTGGGTGGCTGATTGGGTCTACATCGAAAAGACCTGTGAGTTTTACCACACCAGTCAGCACTACGCGATCAAGCGCGAAGCCTTTAACTCAAAGTATGGCCGCGAAGCCGAGTGCGCTGAAGGCGAAATGCTACCTTCGACCTTCGCCCTCAACATCTGCAAGATCGAGACGGTGGTTGATGTCATGTTCTGGCCGTCAGGGGGAATGTTCTTCAGCCACGATGGTAAGCGGTTCCTCAACAGCTACCGCGAGAGCGGGATCGCCCCGTGCGAGGTTCTGGACGAAGACGGTCAGGCTGTGATTGATATGTTCCAGCGTCATGTGCGGCTGATGTTGGACCGCGAAGATGAGCGGCGGATGCTTGTCGATTTCATGGCTTGGGTGGTTCAGAAGCCCGGTCAGAAGATTAACTGGGCGCTGTTGGTGCAAGGCGCGCAGGGTGTAGGTAAAAGCTACTTCGGCGTGGTCATGCAAAATGTGCTGGGCCACATGGCCCGCAACGTCGAGCCCATGAGCCTTGCCGGTCGTTTCACCAGTTGGGCGCACGGCGCTCTACTTGCGATTATCGAAGAAATCCGCATTGCCGGCGAGAACCGCTATGAATTGATCGACCGGCTCAAGCCGTTCATCTCGAATACGACGATCCAGATCGAAGAGAAGGGGCGCGATCAACGCACCGTGCCAAACTTCACCAGCTACATGATGTTTACCAACCATAAGGACGCTCTGCCGCTGTCGGAGGGCGATAGGCGCTATGCGCCCCTGTTTTCGCGGATTCAATCTGAGCAGCAGCTATTTGCTGAACTGGGCGGACCCGTGGCAACCGGGGAATACTTCACCAAGCTGTTTGATGAGAGCCAGCGCAGGGCAGATGCCTTGTCGTGGTTCTTGCGCAACTGGCAGATTAGTCCGGAGTTCAATGCCAAGGGGCGTGCGCCAATGACCTCTGCGCGGCAGGAGATGATGGGTCTGGCGACATCGCCGGGGCAGCTTGCGATTGAGGACGCTATCGAGAAGCACAATTGCCCGATCATCAATCGGCAGCTTCTGGATGTGACTTGGCTGAACAAGTTGTGCGAGATGGAAGGTGATGCTTTGCCGCCAGCGAAGACCCTAACCGCCATTCTGTTGGCTATGGGATATAAGCCTCTTGAGGGGCGGCGGATCAAGATCGCGAAGACCAATGGCCTGCATTATGTGTGGCACCGGGGGCTGTCAGACGATGAGGCAAAGCAGACTGTCAGGGACTATCACCAAGGGGTGTCAGACTGCCCGTTTTAGAGGTGCGCGATAATTTCGCTATCGCGCACCTAGGGGTCAAAGGTAGGTGCGCGATAACGTAAAAAGGTGCGCGATAAAAAATTATCGCGCACCTACCCTAAACCACTGTTTTTCCTATTATATGTTATATAATCTTATTAAAAGTGCGCGATAATAAGATATATACCCTTTATGCAAGACAGTTATATTTTTAACGGAAAAGGTGGGTTTTTGGGGGTGTGATATTTTTTTTAGGGTATAGAGTCTGGGTATAGGATTATCGCGCACCTCGCGCACCTAGCATGGAGAGTGACATGGGTAAGAGATCAGATTTTGAGCGTCGGGAAAGGGACTTTTATCCCACCCCATATGAGGCTGTGGTGCCGCTGCTGG